GAATGAAATTGGCGCGAAAGAGATTTCTACTTACGAAAAGACAAATATAACAAAAGCCAAAGAAACGTCTTTGTTTTTGGAGTCGATAGCTTTAAAAGAGCGTAAAAACGCGGCGGATAAAAAATCTTTGGAAGAGATTGTTCGCGAAAACCTGAGGAGAACTACTGTAAAAACGGGCGCGCACGCCGTTTCAGACGAAGCATATCGAAAATGGGTCGAATCAACAGTTTCTAAAGGGGGGTTGAACTTAGAAAGAGTCGATCCATTATTTGGCCCAATGAGTCGCGGTAGCCGTGGCACGTTTAGAACACAAGAGGATTATGACATTGCAACTTCTTATGCTATGTCTAGTGGTATTCCTAAAAGACCGTCGATTTGGCAAAGAACTGGTGGGTATTTAAGAGGTGAAGGTTTCCAAAGAGCCGCTTTTGGCGCTCAATTCGCTCTTCCGTTTATCGGCGGAATGTTACCTTCTGGAACTTCTGGCGAAGCTTCCGGGCGTTCTCTTGGCGCTCTTTCTGGGGCTCTTTCTGGCGCTGGCATGGGTCTAGCTTTTGGTTCTATGCTTGGCGGCCCAATTGGTACTGCCATTGGCGGTATAGCCGGCGCTTTAATTGGCGGCGCGACCGGAGCTATTCAAAAATGGAACAAGTCTTTTGAAAATTTAGCGCAAGAAATCCAAGACGCAAACGCTAAAAATGCGGAGCAAATAACAAACGCCTCAAATTTCATCCAAATTCAACAAAAAATTGCCGAAGCAATAGAGAACGGAGCTTCACCGAGGGAAGTTCAGTCTTTAATTGGTCGCCAATCTTCTTCCTTGAGTAGAATCTCCCGCCCAGAAGATAGAATGGCTTTGGCTCGCGCCGCCGGAGATGAAAAAGCTTTAGGGAAAATCTTTGAGTCAATGTCTTATAGGGCTCAAATAGAAGCGATTTCAAAAGAATTCCTTTCTTCGGTTGGTCGCGCCAATGAAGATCGTGGGTACGCAGGCCGTCTTTTTGGCCGCGATTTTGGTTCTCAAGGAATTGAGAATATGGCAACGCAGTTGGCGTCAACTGTAAACGCGCCGGAAAACAAAGCTGCTTTTGAAAAGTTTAAAGCGAGTTCACCTGATAATCCCGCGAAGGCTTTCCGTGAAATGATGCTTTCTATCGGTGTCGCTTCTGAAGATATAGATCAAGAATTGGAAATCTTAAGTAAGAAACCCGGTGATTTTAAGGCTGTTTTAACTCGTTTCGTTGAAAAAGCTGAAGAGGGTATAAAGGAAGCCGGTATTTCATCCGAATCTATCAACGTAACGTCTAAACGTGTTGATTTGAGTAAGTTGTATCGTGAAATCGGTATACAACTCACCACTTTTACACAAAGAAGCTCTGCGGAGAAACTTGCGGGAATTGAAGTGGGTGGAGCAAGAAATCGCGCCGTTATAGAACTTGGTTCGACCGGATTAGAGCAACTTCAAAAATCCAATGCGGAAGCTATTAGAGCAGCCCAAGAGGAGCTTAATGTAAATGTAAGCAAGAGTTTGTACGAAGGTGTTGCCAAAGCGTATGAAGCCGCGAGCGCACAAGTCTCCAAGAGTGGAGAGACGCCATTAACAACTGGCGTTATCTCCGAAATGCTTAAAAATGTCAAATCTGAAAATGATTTGATGCCGATTTTCAACGCCCTTGGCAAATCTGCGGAAACAATTAAAAAAGTTATCGAAGATACGTATAAAGAGACGACTGAAATGCGCGCTCAGGGGCGGATTCAAATTGATAAACTGGCCGCAATTCAGAGGATTAATGAAGTTCGTGCTCGTTTAGAGGAGCGAAATAACATTTTGTCTGGTAGTCGCTTCTCCGAGGCTGGCATTCAAGGGTTTTTCCAAACTTTCTTGGGTGGCAGAACTCGCGGAATTGGTGGGAGAAATCCCGCTGCTGAAAAAACCGGGTATCTCATTAATGAAATCGAAGAAGTTGGTAAACTTGGTATTGCGCCGACAAATGAACAGCGTGATATTTTGGAACAATTAAAACGCCGCTCTGCTCAGTCTACGTATGCCGGGATTCTTTCTACCTATACCGGCAAAACGGTAACGGAAGGCGGGGTAAACTCTGCTATTAGCGATATTCTTTCTAAGAAACCAGCTTCTTTAGAAGAACAGGTGATGCAAAGCAATGTAAAAGCCATACAGGAGGCTTTGAAAAAGCTTGATGCGACCGACACGAACAAAACAATTAAGGAGTTACAGGCAGCTAAAGCTAGTGAGTACGCCAATGCCTACGAAAGTGCTAAAAAATCTTTACAAGGCGTTTCTGGCGATGGGATAGCGGGTGCGGTAGCTAATAAAACAATTTCTCTTGGCGAAGGACGAATTGTAGAATCCCTTTCGCCTCTTTCTGGCATCGAAAAGATTGCTGGGGAGATTTTGAAAAAGATGGACGAGGCGAAAACGAGTGCAAAAGATTTAGAAAATAAACAAGAGCAAAGAAAGCATGCTGTTTTGGAGGAACAACGTAGTAAAAATACAGAAAACGAAAGGATTGTTCGCGCACTCGCTCAAATAAACAAAGAAAAACTTTCTGAAAAATTTCCAATAGAATACGAATACACTGGCGGACGACAAGTTGTGCAGGGGTTTTCTCCATATGGAATAGAAACGTCATTTTTAACGTCGCCAGAAATGACAAAATCTGGTCGGATAAATTCTATTTTACAACGCGAATTTTCGTCTTCAAAAGAAAATCCATTAGAGACTTATACAAGATTAACATCGGGTACGTCAGAAGCTTCGCGTTTAGCGGGTGGCGTAGAAGCTTTAAAGTTTATTCTTGATGAAATGCTTGGTATTTACTCTGACCAAAAAGTTAATTTATCAAACGCGGGTACGGCTTACGAAACCTATCAAAAACAGGGAATTTCAGCTAGAAAACTTTCTATACCGGGTTTCCCCACCTCTGATTTAAGCAATTTTTCCGTCGAAGGTAAAACTCCGTTTTACAAAATGGGTTTCTCAAGACCTATTGCTATTGAGAAAGATACTCAAAAAGCTCTTGCAAAAGAAACTGCGACAGCTATTGATTTAAGTCCTGTTGGCGTAAAATTGAAAGAGTCCGTCGGAATGTCTCCTAGAGATACTTATTTAATGGAAATTAAAGCTCTAGTTGAAAACAAAAATAAATCTGGGGCGCAGGTTTCCGAAAGAAAAATGCAAGAAGCAACTCGAATCGGACACGAAGAGTCCGATTACATGGGTTCTTTTACGATGGGGTTCCAATCCCATTTTAACGCCCTAAGACAAGACATGTACGATTTGTCTTCTGTTGGGGCTAACATTGCAAGTTCTATCGAGAATTCTCTTGGAAACGCTTTTGGTGACTTCGTAACTGGCGCGAAATCGGCTAAAGAAGCCTTCCGAGATTTCGTTACGTCGGTTCTTGCTGATGCAGCTAGAGCTTTTGCAAGTAAAGCCGTACAACAACTCATTGGCGCGTCTCTTGGTGGGCTTGGTTTGAATTTTGGTGGAACTGGGACTACCACCCAAGCTTTTTCCGGTGGTCCAATAGGTTTTGCAAACGGGGGCAAAGTTCCCGCTTTACTCATGGGTGGTGAATACGTTTTCTCTCCCCAAGCCGCTAAAAGTGTAGGTTATGACACCCTTCGTTCAATTAACCGTTATGCGGCTGGCGGCACCGTTGTAAAAGGCGGTTCCGGCGTAATGGACGACGTTCCTGCCATGTTACCTCCGGGGAGTTTCGTTGTTCGTAAGTCTGCTGTAAATCGTATTGGCACTGGCTATCTTGACTCCTTGGCTTCAGGTAGATATGTAAAACGCGGTCTTGGGACTCCCTCAATGACACAATTTACTTCTGGCGAAGTTGGTTTTACAGCAAGTTATGCTGGCACGCCCGCTTCCACAACAACAACGGCGGCAACAGCTGGGGGTTCGTCTTTTGCCGGTGCCGCTGGCGGACTTGCCGCCGGCGCAGTTCTTTTACTCGCTTCTTATCTTTTAGGTGGCGGTGGAGGTGGAAGTTATAAGCCAAAAAGCGCGGCTGAAATAGCGAAATACGCCAGAGAGCTTGAGGCGAGTCAAAACGCCTCCATCAATTCTCGCCCGAGTGGTACTAACGCCTTCTTAATATCTGATGGTCAGGGTGGCTATAACTATTCTGGTAACGTTGGCGAAGCCGATGTTCAAAGATTTGCCGACGGTGGAGTCGCTATGAATGCCGCCCCAATAACCCCAGCTATATCGCGTAATTATGGTCCGGCGGTCGGCGGTATTAGTATTGCCATCAATAATTACGGCGGCGAAACAACAACCTCTTCTAAGGTTTCCGGTAACGGTGGATATGATAACCAAGATTTCGCCGAAAAACTTAATAGAGCTGTCCAACAAGCTGTCAAACAAACGCTTATTGAAGAACGCCGTTCCGGCGGCATGATGCAGCAATTCAATAGAACGGCTATTAATTCGTACTAATTGTAAAATGAACACATCTTCAACATTTAAAACGTGGAGCGCGTCCCCTATTTATAGTAAGTTTGACATAGTACACGGGATTAACGCCACTGATACCGTTTTTTATTATTCTCTTAAGAACGGCAATCAAGGGAATAATCCCGTGAGTCATTACGACTTTGCCGTAACTTCTATTTCTAGGTCTAACGAAATTGCAACTGTAAATTTTACCAAAACCGGAACGGGACCGTCTTTTTGTCCCGGAAGTTGTGTAAATATCACGGGAATTCCGTCTAGTTATTCAGAGTTTAATTATACAGGAATGGTTTTGAAGGCCACGGATAGTAGCATTCAATTTATTTCTGCCGGCAATGATATTACGCAAACTTCCGTTAATGGTGGCGTAACAACGTATTTATCGCCAATTTGGACGACCGGATTCTTCTTTACGCCTAGTTATGCTACATCTGTCGATTCTCAACAAGCTGTAATTACAGCCCAATTTGAGCCGGGGTACGAACAAAGGCAATCTTCTTCTTTAAATGGTAATACAGATACTTGGAATTTAACATTTTCAGATAGACAGAACAAAGAAGTCCGCGCCATAAAACATTTTATCCAAGATAAGGCGGGTGTTGGTTATTTCAACATTGTTATTCCTGTAAGTGACTTGTGCAACGACCCGTCTCTTAAATTTGTCGGAACAGCTCCTAAAATATCGCAAAAAAGTTTTGGATTAAACGATGTTTCCGTTACTTTGAAACAGGTCTTTGATATTTAAACGAGTTTTTGGTGTAATCCCCAATAAGGAACGGTAAGGAAATGCCAAAACAAATTACAAATAGAGAGGCGTGTTCATTCACACCCTCAACATTAATATCGCTATTCACTTTAAATGGGGCGGCGATTGGACTTAGCGACGTTTTTTATTTCTGCGATGGCGCGGCAAACAATTTTCGACCCATTGTTTTTGACGGGGTAACTTATTCACCGCTTCCAGTTAAAATGGAAGAAATGACAATGAGTGGGCAGGGGCAGGTTAATAGACCCAAGATTAGCATCGCTAATATCAGAGGGCTAATATCTTTGTTAATGCTAGACACTCAAAGTCTTGTTGGCGCAAAAATAACAAGGAGAAGGGTTTTCGCTAGATTTATTGATAATATAAATTTCCCGAAGAATAAAAATCCCTACGGCGACCCCGACCCAACGGCAGCTTACAACGAAGAGGTTTTTTTAATTAACCGTAAAGTAGCGGAAACCCAACAACTTGTAACTTGGGAATTATCAACCCCATTTGAGCTAGATGGTGTAAAATTACCGCGCAGGCAAATTCTAGCAAATTCATGCCAGTTCCCATATAGAGATGCGCATTCTTGTAAGTACGCTGGCGAGCCCATTGCGGATAAAAATAATAAAAAATTTGTTGGTGGCGCTGGCACTTACGGTTTATCATCTCTTAATAATCGTGGTGGGTACAGTTCGTCAGAGACTTATAATGCCGGGGACTATGTTTATATTTATTCCAACCTTCCAGAATTAGCTGATATTCCTATTTATTGTGTGTGCTTGGTTAATGGAACGTCTGGAATTGTGCCTTTTGCAAATACCGGAAATTGGGTTATGGATGTTTGTTCTAAAAGCATTGCTGGTTGTAAAATTAGATTTCCATCCATAGCATTACGAGGAAGTTTCTTCCCCGGCGTTTCTATAGCGCCTTTCATCGTGTCCCGCTAACGCCATGATGGAAAAAGATCAAAAGCGAATCATTGAAATTTGCGAAAATAAACCTAACCAAGAGGTTTGCGGGTTTATAAAAGTTGTTGGTGCAGAACTTGTTATAGTAGAATGCGAAAATATTGCCGAAGACAAGGAAAACAATTTTCAATTTTCCATCCAAGATTCTATTTTTGCGCAAGATAAAGATGTTGTAGGCATATTTCATTCTCATACGGACTGTGAACAAGCTTTATCTACGTTTTCTCGGGCTGATATTGATGCAGCCGAAGAATTTCAAAAACCATTGTATCTATATGTTTTAAAAACCAAGAAGTGGTTAAATTATACCCCAAATGGGTATAGTAGAGATTTGATTGGTAGGCAATTTATTCGTGGCGTTAATGACTGTTATACAGAGCTGCGTGATTATTATAGACAAGAATTAAAAATCAATCTTAGAGACTATATTAGAGATGATGATGTTTTCGATGGGAAAACTGATTTTATTATCCAACATGCTAAAGATGAAGGTTTTGAAATTCTTGAAAACATGGGGGTTATAAAGAAAAACGACGTTTTAGTTTTCAAACATTTCGGACCATACCCAAGGCATTTGGGGGTTTTTTTAGGGAATAGTAAATTTTTGCATCAACCTTGTAACAATTTTTCTTGCGTAGATTTCTTAGGGGGCGATTGGCAGAAAAGACTAAGATTTGCGCTTCGTCACAAAAATTTTAGTTAATTTCCGTGTAACCTTCCTTAAAGGAAAGGTTGGACATGGAAAACTCTATAAAAGTTCATCTTTTGGGTAAGCTCGGCCAAGTTGTTGGTCGGGAATGGGACATTTTCGCAGAGAGTCCAGCCGAAGCACTTCGCGCTGTTGATGTAAATACTAAAGGAAAATTAAGGGAGTATTTAAGCGGCGATGGCGGGAAGAAATTTTATAGAGTTTCTTTGCAAAAGAATTCTGCGAAAAGTTCTTTAGAGGCTCAAGAGCTTTATAATAAAAGTGGTTCTAGTGATATTTATATTGTACCAATAGTCAACGGCGCTAACAGCGGGTTGGGAAAGATTTTGGCTGGTGTGGTTCTTTTAGTTGTTTCTTATGGTTTTGGAGCTGGATTTTTCGGCGCTGCGACTAGTACAATGGCGAAATTTGGAGCTGCGTTCACCATGTCTATGGGCGCGGCGTTAGTTTTGGGCGGTATTTCTCAACTTTTAACGCCAACTTCAAAAGAGGCCGAAGAAATGAAATCTTCCTCAGTTTTTCAAGGCAATGCAACAACTGTTTATCAAGGCGGGTGTGTTCCAATTGTTTATGGAAGAACTTTGATTACACCTATGCCAATTGGAATAGCTTTCTCTTCTGATAAAGTAAGTTCGCCTTCTGTGGGTGGTATTTCCACAGTTGAGATTTCAAAATGGGATGGAAATGGTGGTTTAGGCGGGTATATTCAATATCAAATTTCTAGAGGAAGCTAATATGGGAGGAGGAGGAGGTAGCAGCAACGGCGGTTCAGAAGCCCCAAACACACTTTTATCTAAGAATTCTCTTAAGATAAGCGACCTACTTTGCGAAGGCCCAATCAAAGGGTTTGTGCAAAAAAGTGGGGCTTATGGAAGTGGCCCACTTGTATCTACCTATTACGACAATGTTCCGGTTCGTAATTTAAACGGGTCGTACAATTTTAACGTAAGTGGTCAGGGATATAAATTTTATTATACTTTAGGCACAGAAGATCAATCTGCCGTCCCATACTTCTCCAATTCGGAAAATTATATAGCTCTTGGGGCAAATACCCAAATAAGCAACCCACCCGCTGGCGCGGGGTATGAGAAAGTTGTTACGGCTTCGTTTAACTCAACAATGTACCCGGACGCCAATAGCATAAAAATAATGATGCGCGTTCCGGCGCTATATGCTGTTGATGATGAGGGGAATACAGATGGGTATCGAATGACTTATTCCGTTGAGGTTTCGTTGAATAATGGACCGTTTGTTTTGATGGGTAGCTATTCAATTAACGGAAAATGTACTAGCCCATATTACGAACAGGTATCCTTCCCTCTTCCCAAAACCTCCATCCCATCCGATTATTATCAATGGGTTGTTAGGATAAAGCGCACTAGCGAGGACATTTTATCTGTTCGCGTCCAAAACAGTTTGTTTGTTGACGGTATCTCAGTAATGTCGTCAAACGCTTTTTCTTACCCAAACAGTGTGTTAGTCCACACTTACATTACGGCAGATCAATTTGCATCAATCCCTACGAGAGCCTATGAAATAGAGGGTCTATTAGTTAGTGTTCCAAGCGGTTATACACCTACAAAATATAACACGGACGGTACTATAACACAAGCTTCATATCCTGAGATTTGGCGCGGAAATTGGCAGACTGGAGTTTACACAAATAATCCAGCGTGGGTTTTTAATGATATTTTATCAAATAAGCGTTATGGCCTAGGGAATTATATCCAGCAGGAATCAATAGATAAATGGAGTTTATACCAAATCGCACAATATTGCGACGAAATGGTGGACAACGGACGAGGAGATGGCAAAACAGAGCCCCGCTTTACTTGTAATGTATACTTAGGACAACAGGATGACGCTTACAACGTTCTTTTGAATTTTGCTTCGGTTTTTCGCGGCATGGTTTATTATGCCAATGGCATGATTACCGCTACGCAGACAAGTGACAAAAAACCTGTTTACCCATATAATAATTCAAACGTGATTGGTGGGCAATTTACTTACGCCGACACAGCAAGAAACACTCGTTCTACGGTGGCGTTGGTGAAATGGGTTGACCCAGATAACCTTTATAGAGAGAATGTTGAATATATTGAAGACACTGAAGCTGTTACGCGATACGGTTATATTCAAAAAGATGTAACTGCTTTCGCCTGCACTTCTAAGGGGCAGGCTTACCGTGTCGGTAAGTGGGTTCTACAAAATGAACGTTTATTAACGGAAACATGTTCTTTTAAAGTTGGTTTGGACGGATTATATGTAAAGCCCGGTGATGTTTTTGAGATTTACGATAATTTTAGAACCAATCGTGACCAAGGCGGGCGTATCATTTCTTTTGCCAGCGGCGGTTCCGTAATAGAGCTTGACAGGCCCGTTCAAATTGAGTTTGGAAACAAATATTCTTTGTCCGCGCTCGTACCAACCGACACGACAGATAATACGGGGATGATTACTGGATCGGATCAAATTGTTAATTTCCGCGCCCCGCAAATTGAATTTAGGGAGGTGTCTAATATCCCCACGAGCGGTACTAAATTTTTAACCGTTACAAACCCTTTTTCGACGGGATTATTTGCTGGTTCGGCGTGGATTTTGTCTGCTAGCGGGGACGGCGCGCCGACATCGAGAAAATCATCTCTTTATCAATGTGTTTCCATTTCCGAGTCAGAGCCGGGTATAATGGATGTTGTTGGTTTGCAGTATAATACTGGGATTAATTTATCTTCTGAGACAAATTATAACATTAATCCCAACCCGATCAATTCCGGTAATTTTACTCCGATTGAACCACCGTCAAATCTTACCGTTGCTCCAGTAACGGGTTTGTTAAACACCAATCAATTCGTCTTTTTTATGGCTTTAGATTGGGAGCCAACGCCATCTTACAATATAGCT